AGTTGAAGAAGAAGGGTCCTGACAGTGTTCAGACCGCACAAACCGCATTTACAAATTCCAACGAAACATCATACGATTTTCCAGAGATAGAAGAGTTCTTCATCTATACTCCAGATGCTCGTACTGGTACTGGGTACGGTGGTAATCCACAGAAGGGAGTCAAGATGACTCGCGATTCTGTTACCTATTGTACATCTGGTCTGGTAGATAGGAACAAAGGACTTACATTGTCCTGGATGCATAAGGCAATCAAACCACTTAATCAGTTGATGATGATTGAGGATAGTTTGGTTATCTACAGACTATCAAGAGCACCAGAACGTAGAATCTTCTACATTGACGTTGGCAATCTTCCTAAGCAGAAGGCAGAACAGTATCTGCGTGATGTCATGATGCGTTATAGAAACAAACTTGTCTATGATGCAAACACTGGTGAGATTAGAGATGACAAGAAGTTCATGTCCATGATGGAAGACTTCTGGTTACCTAGGAGAGAAGGTGGTCGTGGTACAGAAATTACGACACTTCCTGGTGGTCAGAACCTTGGTGAAATTACTGACATCAACTACTTCCAAAGGAAACTTTATAGAGCATTGAATGTTCCTGAAACCAGAATTGAAGGTGAAGGTTCTGGTATGTCACTGGGTCGTTCTTCTGAAATCTTGAGAGATGAAGTTAAGTTCTCCAAGTTTGTTGGAAGAATGAGAAAGAGATTCTCTGATATGTTTAACGACATGTTGAGAACTCAACTACTTCTGAAGAACGTTGTAACTCCCGAAGATTGGGAGTACATGGCAGATCATATTCAGTATGACTTCCTGTATGACAATCACTTTGCAGAACTTAAAGATGCAGAGTTGATGACAGAGAGAATCAACCTGGCAACAATGATGGAACCATATATTGGTAAGTATTACTCTTCTGAGTATGTAAGAAGAACTATCTTCCGTCAGACTGATGATGAGATTGTTGAGCAGGATAAACTGATTGAAGAAGAGATTGAGAATGGTGTCATTCCCGATCCAAATGCAATGGCAGATCCAGAAACTGGAATGCAAATGGACCCGGCAATGGGAGGAATGCCTCCTGTACCAGGTGGTGGTGCTGATGCAATTCAATCACCAGAAGTACCCAAAGATCCAGCGGCTCCAAAAAACCCAGCCGGTGGTGTAATCTAAATAACCTTTAAAGTAATTATTAATCAACATGGATGACCTTATGGACATGCTCGTCAAAGATGACGAGTCTGCATCACAAATTAGTGACAAAATCAAAGATATTTTGTTTGCAAAGAGTGCAGAACAGATTGAAACTATCAGACCAAATGTAGCTGCGTCTATTTTTGATGATGGTGTTTCTGATGAAGAAGTTGAATCTCAGGTAGAAGTAGAACCTTCAGAAGAAGAGTAATACTAAATACCTTTATAAGTAACTATTGTAATTAAAATAATGGGCGCGACACGACCAGTAGGAGTCAATAGTACTTTTGCAACCAGTACTTCTTCTACTCAAACATCAGCAATTCCGCAACAATCGGATACTATTAGAGTTGTAGCACTAACTGCAGGGGTTCATATTGCATACGGTAATAACCCAACTGCAACTTCTTCAAACTTTTTTGTATCTACAACGGATACTGCAGAGATCTCACTTGGACCTGTAGCATCTCAAAGAGTTGTTGCATATGCCAAAGGAACTACTACAACTCTAGATTTTCCTGAAGGGACTGGATGTCCTTTTGGAGTAGGAGAAGCAGTATCGTTGACTGTTGATGGTCAAGCAGCATTTGATTTTACACATCAAAACGTTCTATCAGTCAATAATACAGCTGGTATTGATGGATTTTTTGGTACAAGATGTGTCATTGATTATAATTCATCCTCTGTTGTAGGAACATTTAATCCAAATTATGCAACATTGAGAAGGTCAATTAAGGTTGCCGCAGTTACAGCATCTGGAACTGGCACCGTCCATATCCAACAAGTACAAAGATCCTGAGAACAATGCAACTTATTAGAGAAGAAATCGAAACAGTTGATTTTATCGTTGAAGAAAAAAACGGTAAAAAGAGTATGTTCATTGAAGGTATCTTCCTTCAAGGAGACATCTGTAATCGCAATGGAAGAATGTATCAAATGGAGGGCCTGAGAAAGGAAGTCCAACGATACACAGAAAACCATATCAATGCCGGGAGAGCTCTTGGCGAATTGGGTCATCCCGATGGTCCGACAGTTAACTTGGATCGTGTCAGTCACAAAATTGTTTCATTAAGAGAAAGTGGGACAAACTTTATTGGTAAGGCCAAAATCCTTTCAACCCCAATGGGTCAGATTGCACAATCACTTATTGGTGAAGGTGTTAAATTGGGTGTTTCTTCTAGAGGCATCGGATCACTGACTAAAACTAGAGATGGTATCAACGTTGTTGGTTCCGACTTTATGTTGGCCACTGCTGCTGATATTGTAGCAGACCCTTCTGCACCTGATGCTTTCGTTGAAGGTATCATGGAAGGTAAAGAGTGGATCTGGGATGGTGGTATCCTTAGGGAACAACAAGCCGCCAAAACTTACAAGCACATTAACACGCTTGTAACTACTAAACAACTTGACGAGCAAAAGCTCGACATTTTCAACAACTTTTTGAACAATCTTTAAAAGGTATTGAAATAAACAAATTATAAATAAATATAGATTAAAAAAAGGTTAATCGGAGTATCCTCAAATGTCTCGTGGAGATTTACAAGAAATGGAGCAATCTAAAACTGCTGTGAACGCCAACGCTAAATCTGCAGAACCAATGCAGAAGCTATCAAATCCCGGCGAAGGTCTTTCACCTTCTTACGAGGATCTTGGCGGTCCAACACCAGAAAACTACAAAGCTGATGATGATTCTGCAAAGCTCAAAGAGCCCCAGATCAAAACAGTCAACGATGTAGTTAATTCAAAAGCCGCTAAGGCTGATGCAATGAAAACAATGGCTAAGGAAGAAATCGAATCTGATGAAGAAGAAATTCTTGAAGAAGAAGAGATTGTTTCCGAAGACCAAGGCATTGACATTGAAGAAGATGTAAATGCACTTCTCGGTGGCGAAGAGCTCTCCGAAGAATTCAAAGAAAAGGCTAAGGTCATCTTTGAAGCCGCATTAACCTCTAAAATCAAAGAAATCCAGGAAACCCTGGAAGTTCAGTTTGAAGCCAAACTGGACGAAGAAAGAGAAACCCTTAAGGGTGCTCTCACTGAAAGAGTTGACTCTTATCTTGAGTATGTCTGCGAAGAGTGGATGAAAGAGAATGAGTTGGCAATCGAACATGGTCTCAAGACCGAAATGACCGAATCTTTCCTCTCTGGAATGAAGGGTCTATTTGAAGAACATTATGTAACAATCCCTGAAGAAAAATATGATGTTCTTGAGAGCATGGTAGACAAACTTGATGATATGGAGACAAAACTCAACGAGCAAATCGATAAGAATATCGGCCTGAACAAGCGTCTTGCCGAATCAGTTTCTGATAATATTCTTGATAACGTTTCTGAAGGCCTTGCCGCTACACAGAAAGAGAAGCTCGCTTCACTAGCTGAAAGTATTGAGTTTGAAAGTGAAGAAGAATATCGTGAAAAGCTGGAAACCCTGAAGGAGTCATACTTCTCCAGAACTCCAACTACAAAATCTGACGCTCCCCAAACCCTTTCTGAGGGTGTGGACAGTACCCCTGCTCCTGTTGCAGGAACCATGGATGCATATCTCAGAACACTGGGTGCGTTCAAAAACTGAATTTAATATTCATTCAAACAAAACAAACTATTAGGTAAAGCAAATGTTTCAATCTGAACATCTGCAGGAAAAGTGGAGTCCACTTCTCGACTATGAAGGTCTTGATCCAATCAAGGATTCACATCGTAGAAGCGTAACCGCAGTCCTGCTCGAAAACCAAGAAAAATTCCTCCGTGAGGAAGCAGCATTTAGTCAGGGTATCAACCTGATGGAAACCCCTACCAACAGTGGTAACGCTGCTGGTGCATCTGGTGGTTTCTCTGGTTCT